TCAGAACCACCGAAGTCATATGCACCAGAGTGAGTACCTGTACCAGCGAAGTCTGTATCAGCTTCGTTGAATAGAGCCTCAGTACCACCTTGAGTAGAGTAGCGTGACTTCATAGCGAAGATCAAGCCAGTAGGTTGTGTCATTGGTTGTACACCGCAAACATCATAAGCGATCATTTGTGGAGCAGCACGGCGAACCAAGCTGATCAACACTGGATCAAACTTAGCGATACCGCCAGTGTCACCATAAGAACCAACAGCGTTAGCTGCAGTAGTTTCAAACAACGCTTCTTGTTGTTTGCCCATTTCGCGTTCTTGGTTTTCCAAAAGAACAGCAGTTACTTCCTTACGGTAGTGGTCCTTGATTGAAGGCAATGCTTCGTGTTCAAGGATTGGTGCCCATTTCTTTAAAAGGGCTGTGCGATCGATATTACTCATTTTAGTAATTCCTTATATTAGATTTTAAGTTTGTTGAGTTCGCTAAGATACTTCTTAACAGAAGGATCTACAGGTGCTTGCTCAGTTAGAGTTTCAACAGGGGTATCGCTAACTACTGATTTTACTTCAGTAATTACTTTCTTACCACCAAAATAATTCTCACGGATTGTCTGTAATTTTGCAGAGAAAGTGTCGGCGGAATCATAAGAAATTTCTTCTGCTAGAGAAGTAAACTTTTCAACTTCAGTGTCGGTCAAACCTTTTACTGATTCAGCAATTGCGTTTACACGCTTTTGCTCGTTGACGATCTTAGACAATTCAACATTCTTTTCTACTTGATCATTTAGAGTTGATTCAATTGCAGATAGTTGCTCTTGTAAGTCACCCAATACATCGAACTTTTCCTCAGGAACGTCGATATAGTGTTCAGCAAACAAAGACTTCATACCGTCAATAAAAGACTCCATAATCTCAGACTTCATACCAGACTCAAGGGCTAACTCATTCTCTTGCACCCACTGCTCAACTACGTAGTTGAGATATCCATCAACTTTTTCAACAAGACCCTCTTTGATACTTTCAACTTCTTCTTGCAACTGTGTTGCATAAGATTCTTCTAGAGCTGCTGTTTCAGCTGTAACACGAGCTAAAACTGCTGCTTCGAAAATAGTGGCTGCTTTGGTTTTAAAATCTTCGGAAAGATCAGCACCTTCAAGCATTGCGTCAATATCTTCTTTCATGCCAGATAAGTGACTTGCTTCTGGAGCAGTCGCTTTAGCGTTGGCAATATTTGATGACTTAGATGTGGCATTTACTGCAGCATCTTGACTAGTAACATTGTTACGAGCATTGTTTGGCTCATCGCCATCAATAGTAGTAACACCATCAGTAGTGATAGAAGGCTGTGGATCAGAACCAGCTGAATTGCCTTTTACTTTGCTAGCATTGTCGGGTGTAGCACCCATTTCTTTTACTTCTTCAGTAATTGTACCTTGTTGTTTTGCTTTTGATTCAGCAAGCAACTCAGCGATTTTTTGTTCGATTGACATCGTTATCTCCTGTAACTGGATAGTTCTATGTAAATATTTAGTATTTATCTGATTTTACTCAGAAAATTATGGAAAGCACGCAATTGTGCTTCTTGTAAATTCTTAGAAGAAGTGTTTCTAATATTGCGTTTGACTTCCTCGATATTTTGCTCCACAAACTTTCCATCAACAAAAACCCACTCTTTGCTCTCCATGATTCCACGCACGAATGCGTCTGGAGCGGATGGGTCAGCTACAATATCTGCAGCTGTAGACAACATAAAGTCATCTTGAACAACTTGAACACCTTCGTTATTAGTCTTAAGTGAACCCATTGCTCTGCTTGACACGCCAAGATTAGCACCACCATCGAGAAGACCACGAGCGATCATTCCCATTGGAGTTTCTAAAATCTTTGCTTTACCAATATAGTTCGTGCCTTCTTTACGTAGATCTACAATCAAGTGTGATACACGATCTAAGTTAATAGATGGTGTATCTGGATGACCGAGTTCACCATAAGCACGATTTTTTGCAACATACTCTGTCATGTAACGTCCGACTTCTTTGTCCATAATACCTTCTTGGTACATGCGCTTGTTGCGGTTTACAATCTCAGATTGAAG